TGCGGTACCTGCGGTGTGAAGGAATATTGTTACGCAGTCGGAGGACAACTAGCACAGATTTACGACCCACTAGCAGAAATAAAATAAGGAGAAACAAATGGCAACAGAAGGAACAAAGTTCCAGGTCAACTTCAAGTTGGCTGACGGAACACTTATTAACATCTACGCAACTGATAGCACAGAACTTGAGACTGGTTTGGCATCCATTCAGGATAGCGCTGCGCTTATCAACTCAGTCTCAGCATCTCTCACATCAGCGGGAGCAGTGCGAGCATTGGCAGCAGGGCTTGGTGCTACACCAGTAGCAGCCCCAGCACAGTCATCAGTTATCGAAGAGGGACATTGTAAGCACGGTAAGTTGGTCTATCGCACCAGCAAGCCAGGTGCGCCTAAGGAATGGAAGGGTTGGTTCTGCCCATCTCCACAAGGCACACCAGACCAGTGCGCTCCTAAGTTCCTACGCTAAGGTAACAAATGCTGTCGCTCACCCAAGCAGCAGCCAATAGCAGTCACGACTTTCAGATACTGCCAGACGTATTCCCTTCGTTACAAAGCGAGGGGATACGTTTCCGCAGAGGACAAATGACAATGATTGCTGGGCAACCTAACGCTGGCAAATCTCTTATTGCACTATGGCTAGCAGTGCAGATGAAAGTACCTACGCTTTATATCAGTGCTGACACTGATGCGTATACCACTGCCATCAGAGCAGCAGCCATGGCAACTGGACACCAAGTGTCTACCGTAGAAGAAGCCTTCCTTACAGGGATGGGCAAAGATTTCTACACCCAAGAACTAGCAAGCATCACTCATCTGCAATTTGATTTCGCACCAAGCCCAACACTTGACGAGATTGACTTAGCCATCCGAGCCTACGGCGAGGCATATGGTGAGTATCCCCATATGATTATTGTGGACAATGCTATGAACGTTGTCTCTATGACAGGTGATGAATGGTCTGGCCTTCGTGAGATTGCCAAGGCTATGCACCACATTGCACGTGAGACTGATGCTGCTGTTCTACTTCTGCATCACACTTCAGAGGCTGAAGGTAAGCCCGACATGCCACCTAGCCGTAAGGCTATCCAAGGCAAGATTGCACAACTACCCGAAATGATTCTGACTGTAGCCCTGGTGCCACACTCAGGTGAGTTCAGAGTTGCTGCAGTAAAGAATAGATTCGCACGACACTCTGCAACTGGGGACCACTTCGTAACGTTGTGGGCTGATGCCAGTAGAATGAGCATGTATTCAGATAGGCAGGGTTACCAAATTGCCGAGAGTTGGAGAAGCATACAGTGAGTGCAGCAAATAAGCGCAAGGGTGCAGCGTTTGAGACTGGCATCCTTAAATGGTTTCGCTCCAAAGGGGTGAATGCAGAGAGGCTACGGTTGGCAGGCAAAGACGACGAGGGTGACGTTGTATGCATTGTGGCAGGCCAGCCGTATGTCTTCGAGTTGAAGGCTACAATCAAGATGGATTTGCCTCAGTTTTGGCGTGAGGCTACAACTGAAGCCTTTAACTATGCCAAGGCGCGCAACCTAGATACTGTGCCACCAGCCTACGTCATCGTGAAGAGGCGTATGGCAGGGCTGGACCAGTCATGGGTTATTCAAGATTTGAACCAGTGGCTCAGGGTGCAAGGTGATATCTAAGCCTGACCTTGGTGCCGTGCTTGAGCACTATGGCCTGACAGTCATAGACAAGCATGGATGGATTCCCTGCAAGTGCGTCATCCATGATGACACGCACAGCAGCGCAGCGTACAACCTTGATAACCAGGCGTACAACTGCCTGGTCTGTCAAGTATTGGGAGATGTATACACATTAGTGCAAGCAAAGGAAGGATTAGAATTCAAAGATGCTAAGCGAAAAGCAGAGAGTATCGCTCACGGAAGCAGCCGAAAGATACTCCAACAATCTCACAACACAGGCTCGCTCCTACCTAGAGGGACGGGGAATCAGCGAGGAAGTAAGCCGTACATTCCTTCTTGGAAGCGTCGTGGAGCCTAGTGCTGGACATGAACTTGCTAGCGGTATGCTCTCCATTCCTTATATTACTCCCGCTGGTGTGGTGGGTATCAAATTCAGGAGACTAGATGAAGGCACGCCTAAGTACCTATGGCCAACAGGTCAGAAGATTGGCCTATTTAATGTCCCTGATTTGCATAAGCAAAGCGACACGATTGCCATTTGCGAAGGTGAGATTGACACGATTGTACTATCGGGTGTTGTTGGGATACCTGCGGTTGGAGTGGCTGGCGTTAGTCAATGGAAGCCTTGGTTTCCGAAACTCTTTGAATCTTATTCAAGGGTTCTTATCTTCGCCGACAATGACGTTAAAGAAGATGGACGAAATCCTGGCCAAGAACTGGCGAAACGCATTAAGGAAGATTTAGACCGAGCCGAGATTATTCACTTACCCGACAATACGGACGTCAATGAGGTATACTTACACCATGGTAATTCGTGGTTTGAGGAACGACTGAGCGCATGAAGCGTCCTACCTCCATCAAAATCTTCGGGCAGAAGTATCGCATTCGCTACGACTATACCAATGAAGATAACTACGGCGAGACTACATCAGATAACAACACCATCTGGCTACGCTCTCACATGCCAGAAGATAAACTCATTCGTGTCCTGGGCCATGAGATTACCCATGCCATCATCAATGAGACTCCCATGTCACAGCGCAAGCGCTTTGATGTAGAAGAAGTCTGTGACATTGTTGGCTACCATGTAATTGATACTCTCGCAGCCAACCCAGAAGTTGTTGCTTTTATCTTGCATGAGATAGAAGAGATAGAGAACAATGGCTGACCTATCTGATTTTGATTTAGACTTTGCCTATGGCCGAGAGGGTGAAGTCCTCGTCCGTGAGATTCTCACTGGCGGTGTGACTGTCGAGGTCAAGCGAGACAGGCGCTGGGTTGAGACTGGCAACATCTATATTGAGACAGCGTTCTACTCACGCTCCACCTACAACTGGGTTGAGTCTGGCCTGATGAAGACAAAGGCAGACCGTTGGGCATTTGTACTTGAAGGCTTGGTCATCATCGTATCAACAGATGATTTGAAGAAAGCCATTGACAAGTACGGCAGACCCATTAGCAATAAGATTGAACCAAATCCAAGCAAGGGATTCTTGATTACCATTAATGATTTAATCGAGATTCAGCGTGGCAACTAGATACCCAACGTTTATGTATGGGCCAAAGGATGGTTCGCCCGTACCTGAGATGCTCTGGGTGCTGGATGAGATTGACCTGCAAGAGAAAAACAAAGATGGTACTTTTCTCCACAGATACATATTGAATTACGAAGACAAGTCCTATTACTACGCAGGTGTGTTTGCACCAGAGGAGAATGATGATGAATGAGCGAGGACATAGAGTTGGCAATCAAATTGATTCAGTCAATTGGGCTGAAAGTTATCTCTTTGGACAAGGCGAACAACCAGTTGCTAGTTCAAATACCGAATTCGCGTCCGCTGTCTGGGAGATAATGGATGAAATCGGCAACCTCCTTATCACGAAGCAGATGGACTATGGTCCTGGCAATATTAATAACGCCTTTGGCGGTCCTATTAATGGCCTGCTTGTGCGTATTGGCGATAAGTTTGAACGTCTTAAGAATCTTTATCGCAATGGCTCGATTCCTAAGCACGAGCCTGTTGAGGATTCATTTAAGGATATGGCTAACTACGCTGTCATTGCACTCATGGTTCAGCGAGGTAAGTGGCCGAAGTAATGGACTTGAACAAAGTCAAGGACAAGATTGAGGCGGCTAAGACTAGCGTCCCATTGGAGTCCAAAGACTTTGATTGGATGGAAGGCTTTAACGCTGGGCTTGATTGGGCCTTGCGAATCCTAAGTGGAGATAAGAGCGCATCCTAATGGCTAAGAAAATATCCTATGAAGACAAGCGCAGGCACAACTACAAGAATCGCTATGGCATTAGCATCGAGGAGTATGACGTTCTCTTTGCTAAACAGAATGGTGTCTGTGCCATCTGCGAAAAGCCTGAGAATCTTACCAAGGATGGTAAACTACATGCACTGGCAGTTGACCATAACCATGAGACTATGCAGGTGAGAGGATTGTTGTGCATGAATTGCAATACTCGCCTTGGATATTTCGAGGGTAAGAATCTGTTG